TTTAATTATCTAAGGAGAGTTGTTATGACTCTCTTTTTTTTTACTTAAATTGTACCTGTTGAAAAAATAACTATCTTTGACAACGAAGGGTATATGAAAAAGCAAAAAACTAAGTTTGGTTGGATTGAAGAAATGCCTGATGGTACAATATTAGGTATGTCTGTTGTTAAACAGATGAGTGAAGACCGTGAGCTGGATAATATGACTGAATACATAGACCTTGGCTTTACTCCTATAAGTAATGAATACAAGCTCGCTGGAGGTAATGTATCTTCAATGGACTTTGTGTACGTGAACGAAGATGGAGACAAAGAATACGAGCAGATGCCGTACATTAGCCATGGAATATTAGTAATGAAAACCACACTCACAAAGCATGTATCTACTTAAAGTAAGTAAGCAAGGAGAATTGATTAATGACGACGGCATTTACGGTATACCCGAATTTGCAGAACTAGTTGCCGTTAAGAAATTAGGACTTAAAGCACTTATGTTTGTTGCGTACATGGCGGATTATGATTCCCCTTATAGACACTATACAAAAGAAGAGCGTGGGAAAGTTGTAGGTAAAGACCTTTACGGAGACTATGAGTGGAATAAGACTAAAAATAAAAAAATTGAGTCTGCTATTATCAAGTACAATGAACTTCAGTTCGACCCATTAGAAGCTCAACTATCTGCTTTTAACGAGAAGATTGATGAATATACCTCTTTATTAAACGCCACTAAGATAAACATAGAAAACGCTGCCGACATCCAGAAGGTGATGATTGGCGTGGAGAAGATTTTAGCCACTAGACAGAAGTTACTCGATGCTATTGAACGTAGAGGAGAGAAGAAGACTATTGCTGGTAGTAGAGAATTGAGTTACTTAGAAACACTTCAAGCGCAAAGTAATGTCTAAGATAGAAAAGTACGCTCCAATCGTACATATAGGTGCGCCTGATGTTAGCCCCGATAGTATTGCGTTTAAAGAGTTCTGGGACGAAGAGATTAGAAGATGTAAGGAAGGCTTTAAACCTAAGGGTTTAGACGCTATTACTGGTAAGCACTATTACTATCTTAACTATTATAAAATATTAGGTTCTACAGGAGAGAAAGGGAATTCAAGGAAGACTCTTATCGCACCCTGGTATAGAGACATGGATAAAATCTATTTTGATTTATTCGATAGATGCAAGAAAGAAGGTAAAGGAATGATTGTAATTAAAGCTCGTGATAAAGGCTTTAGTTATATGAACTCAGGGATACTAGCCCATGAGTACACCTTTTATCCGTACAACCACGTTGGTGTGGCTGCGGGTTTACAGGTTACAGCGACCTCTTTCTTTGATAAGGTTAAGTCAGGATTAAACAATCAGAGTAGTAACTTCAGGCACTCAATATTAAAAGAGGGTGATGATGTTCTAAAGTCTGGGTATAAAATAAAAGCTAAAGATGGTAAGTGGGGAACTGGAGGATTTCATTCAGTAATACACTGCCGAACGATGAGTAACCCTGAAGTTTATAAGGGTGAACGTCTTGCTGTGATGGTATTTGAAGAAGCTGGTGAGTTCAAGGAACTCCTTAATGCTTATATGTCTTCTAAAGCTTGTTTCATGGATGGGGATGACCAATATGGTGTACCTATTATTGGTGGAACGGGTGGAGATATTGAAGCTGCGTCTAAGGATTTTATGGAGATGTATTATAATGCTGAGGCGTTTAATCTTATTCCTCTATTTATTCCAGCTTCTATGTGTTATCATGGCTTCTTTGACAAAGATACGGGAGTATCTGATGTAGATGGTGCTACAGCCGCTTTAAAGGAAAGAAGGGAGCAACTGTATGCCGCAGGTAACCAGAAGGGTTACAATCTAGAGCTTCAGAATTATCCGCTATCCGTCGAAGAAGCCTTCTTACAAACTAAGAACTCAAGGTTTAATGTATCTAAAATAAACGCTCAGAGGAGTGCGATACTTAGCGATGATGCTCTTAGAAATCAAATACAAAAAGGACGACTCGAATGGGTTGGTGACTCAATGGAGGTTGAATTTGTATTAGACCAATATGGTCCTTACAAGATTCTATCTCACCCTAAGACCGACCTTAAAGGGTTGGATATTGGAGGTATTGATAGTTATGACCAAGACCAAGCATCGACGGATTCTTTAGGTAGTGCTATTATATTCAGACGATTCTTTAACATGGACATCGCCAGCAGATACCCTGTGGCTGAATATACAGAGCGTCCAGACACGGCAGAAGAGTTCTGGGATGGATGTCTAAAATTAGCTGTATATTACAACGCCAAAATGTTGATAGAGTATACTCGTATTGGAGTCATAGGTTATTTCCAAAGAGCAGGGGGTAAAGGATACTTGAAAGAGCGTCCAGCTACCGCCCACTCTCCGAAGACGGTCAATAAGAATAAGTATGGTATTCAAATGAATAAACATACTAAGGCTGTGATGGAGCAATTCATGGAACAGTACATCGAAGAGGAATGCGACAACATATGGTTTATTGACTTACTAGACGAACTAGCAGGTTACGGTTTAAGGAACACGGATAGGGCGATTGCTTTTGGATTGTGCCTTATACATGATATAGACCTTCACGACAAACAAGTGAAAACAGAGACAGTAGAAAAGAAAAGCTTAGGCTTTGTATATTATAAAAGAGAAAACGGACGATTAGTACCATATAAATCTTAAAAAGATGAGCAACTTCCCTAAACAATTCATACCAGACAACGAAAAAGACGAATCTTGGTGCGAAAAAAACATTGATGCTATTGTTAAATCCCTAGAGAAAGGGGATGTAAGTGGCGTTGTTGGTGAATCAGAACGAGACGCTAGTAATTATAGAATATACAACGGTGAGATTAACGAAGAGGATTATGCCTACGTTACTGACCAGTATAAATCTACTGCACCAGCTACAATGGCTAACCATCCTATCACTAGGAATAAGGTTGACCTTCTTTGTAACGAAGACCTTAGCAGACCTATAGATAAGAGTGTATATGCTGTAAATATGGAGGCTGCCCTTCGTAAGGAGCAGTTTAAAGTGTCTTTAGTTGCTAATGACTTACTTAAGGAAGTTAATTCTCAAGTTGAGGATGAGTTTGGTATGGAGTTAGAAATGGACAACAAAGAATTCCCTATACCAGACGACATTGACCTATTCATGAAGTTCCAATACAAGGAAATCATAGAAGAATCTATCCATGACGGATTGGACTACCTCATTCACAAACACGGAATGAAGAAGATATTCCAAGAAGGGATGAGAGACTTACTAGTTACGGCTAAAGAGTTTTATAAGGTGTACATTAAAGACGGTGACCCACATGTTCGTAGAGTAGACCCTAGAGCTTTTGTTTATGACAAGTCTGTAGAGTCTGATTTCTTGGATAACGCTCAATGGGCGGGTGAAGAGAGATGGTTAGCGGTAAATGAAGTGATTGACGAGTACAGAGACGAGTTAAGCGAAGAAGATGTTCGTGAATTAGAAGAGATGCGTGGTGCTACACCTGATTCTATATCTAAATGGAACGATAAGTTCAACTGGGTGAACCTAGAAGACGACAGAAGTGTTAAGATTAGAGTAATCTCTGCTGAATGGAAGTCTATTAAGTCACTTAAGTTTAAAATCTCTGAAAATAAATACAATCCAGACCAACCGTTTCAAAAGTTGGTAGGTGATAGATACAAAAAAAGAAAAGGTGACCACATCGAAACTAAATGCGTTGATGATATATGGGAAGGTACTAAGATTGGTGGAAAAGTCCTGGTTAACTGCAGGAGAAGACCTAATCAGGTTCGTTCTGTTGATGATGCAGGTTCTACTTCCTTATCTTATGTTGGTGTTGTTTATAATCACACCACAGGTAAGCCAACATCACTAGTTGATACGTTACGTCACGTACAGATGTTGTATAATATTGTTATGTACAACATTGAACTTACTATGGCTCGTGCTGGTGGTAAGGCTGTAGTATATGATGTGTCTCAAATGCCTACAAACTTAGGTATGGACATGCAAGAAGTTATGTATCACCTTAAAAATGATGGTATTATACCTATCAACACTCGTGATGAGGGTGGGGATACAGCTTCGTTTAATCAATTCCAACAAGTTGATTTTACTATGTCTAATTCTATACAGCAACTTATAAATCTTAAGATGATGTTAGAGCAGACTGCAGGACAAATCTCAGGAGTGTCTCCTCAGAGAGAAGGTGCTGTTGAGCAGTATGAGTACGTAGGTAACGTGCAACGTTCTGTTACTCAGTCATCTATATCAACCGCAGGCTGGTTCTTCTCCCATAATGAGGTTAAGAAAAGAGTACTAGAGAGGTTAGCTAACTTAATGAAACTAGCTTGGGCTGGTGGTAAGCGTGCTGCATTCATATTTGGTGATGCTGGATACAAGTTCCTTAACATACTTCCTGATGTAGCCTTAAATGATTATGGTATATTCTTAGGAGACTCTGGTAGAGATGATTCTTTAAAACAACAAGTTCAAGGAATGTCTCAATCTGCATTACAATCTGGTTCTATTAGCTTACTAGATGCTTTAAAGGTTCTTAAATCAGATACAATGACTGAAGCTCAGCACGTATTAGAGAAAGGACTAGAAGCAATGCAAGAGCAACAAGCTCAAGCTCAGAGTCAGCAAGCTGAAATGCAACAAGCTCAAGCAGAAGCTGAACAAGCTAAGGCTCAGACTCAAATGGAGATGAAGCAGATGGAAATCGAAGGTAACATTACTGTTGCTAAGATTAATGCTGAAGCTAGAGTAGCGTCTCAAGAGATAGCATCTGATGCCACTAGAGATGTTGAAGACTCTAGAGAGAAAAACAAACTAAGCTTAGAGAAAATAAAGGCTGACTTTGGCTCTCAACAAAAAGAAGTAGATAACGAACACTCCTTGAAAATGGAGTCCAAAAAAAATAAAGATAAAAAGTAATATATTTGTAAAAGTTTAAAGCAAAGCACAATGGGAAAGGAAAGTAATTTAGTGGAAGAGATTATCTCGGACACGGAAGCTAAGGAGGAGTCGTTTGATGCGTCTGCCTTCTTGGGAGGTGAAGCTGGAGCTTCCGAAGAATCAACAGAATCTACGGAAGCAGCGGCAACAGAAAGTACTAGCGAAGCTACAGAAGTAGCGGCTGAAGAATCAAAAGAAGGAGACTTCTCTTGGGATGAAATAGAAACTGAAGAAAAGGTTGAGCCAGCGGCTGCAACTGAGACTGAAGAGACTGAAGAGCCTAATGAGCCCGCAGAGGAAGAATCTGATTGGGATGATTCAAGAGAAGAAGAAGCTGAAGGGGTAGATGAATCTGCTGAATTCAACTGGGAAGCTCTAGGAAAGGAAGCTGGACTAGAAGCATCTAGTAAAGAAGACTTTATAGCTAAAGTGAAGGAAGCCTTCAAACCAGCTGTAGCTGATAACGATACTATTAATAACCTTAATACATACTTAGAGCTATCTGATAAGGATTTAGTTATCGCTGATATGAGAGCAGCTAAGTATGATAAAGAGGAGATAGATGACACTGTAGATAGACTAGAAGATGCAGGGCTTCTTAAGAGAGAAGCAACACTAGTTAGGAGTCAACTTACTAAGCACATCCATTCTGAAAAGGATAGATTAAGAACTGAGCAAGCTGACAACGATAAGTTAAAGACTGAGAATGCTGATAATTCAAGAAAAGAACTTCAAAGCTACATCAAAGGTAGAGAGGACTTTTTCGGAGGTAAGGTATCACAGAAAGACAAGAAACAACTTTACGGTTACATAACTAAAGGTGATTTCGCCCAAGATATATTTGAGTCTCATGCCAATGTTGCGGAGGCTGCTTTTCTATGGCGAAACAAAGAGAAGATTTTCAAGATGGTTCGTTCGCAAGGCGTTGAACAAGGGAAGTCTAAAATTCTGGATGGCATAACATCTCCTAACAGAGGTAATCGCTCATCTAATAATTATGAAACTCCAGCTAAAGGATTTAGTGCAAACAAATTCTTATCTGATTAAGTTGTAGTCTATTTATTAATAACTTCTAAAAAAACAAATTATGAAGATTTATGGTGCTAAATATAGCGCAGAACATAACACAGAAGACAACTCCCTGGTAGCAAACTTGCTTAAATACCCAGAGATTGCAAAGAAAGTAGTAGAATTGTATCCTCGTTATACAACTACTTACTTATTAGAAAAACTAGGCTTCGGTGCTGGTGAAAAAGTATTAGGTGATAATTCTTTCGAATGGAAGATGATGGGTCGTTATAGAGCTCAACAATTACAAGGTGCTGATTTAGATATTTCGGAAGAGGCTGGATTCTCTACAGACAAAATACCTGTAGGTGGAGCTTTTGAGTTGAGTATCGACGATACTACAGCCAATCCTTGTATGATTAACGCTAACGACATTATTCGTTTAGCTGACGGTTCTCAAGCACACGTTACATCTGCTGGTGTTTCAGGTTCAAGTTTAGTTGTATTAACCTGTAAAGCTCTATCGGTTATTTCTGATGATGTCCTTGATGGCGGTATTGTTGGTGTTATTGGTAATGCTTTTGGTGAAGGTTCTGACGGAGCTGATGTTGGTGAAGGATATTCTTATCCTGAAACACGTAAGAACTGGTTAACAATTTCTCGTAAGAAATTAGTGATTGATGCTCGTGATTTAACTGACGTTACTTGGGTAGAACACAATGGACACCGTCTATGGTTCTTCACTAAAGAACAACAAACTGAAGCTCAATTCATGTATGACTTAGAAGTTATGCGTTGGTTCGGTAGAACATCTATCGTTCAGTATACTGAAGGTGCTGGTGTTTCTGGTGCTGGAGCTCCTGTTACTGGAATTCCACTTATTGGTGATGGTATCTTAGCTCAGATTGCTGATGCTAACGTATTGACTTACAATGAAGCTACTGGTTCTGCTGGAGATTTCGATTTATCTGAAGATGTTATTCTTGACTTTATCGGTCAATTATCTCTAAACGCTGAGAACGCTACAGGTAATGAGTATGTTGTATTTACAGGTACTCAAGGGAAAATCCAATTCCATAAAGCAATGAAAGACTTACTAGTTTCTACTGGTTCTGACTCTTCTATCTTAGTTGATAAATTCGGTCAAGACGTTTCAGTGGGTGCTAACTTTAGCTCTTACTTCGCTTTAGGTAATAAAATTACTGTAGCTCACTGCCCAGTATTTGATGACCCGAACATTGCAACTGCTCCAGGTTATACTTCTACTGCGTCTTCTGCAGCGGCTATTACTGGTACTGGATTTAACTCGCTTAAATTATCTGCTTTAATGGTATTCTTAGACATGGGTTCTACACAAGGTGTAGCAAATGTTGAATTGATTACTAAAGGAGCTGAAGGTATCAATCGTAATTTCGTTAAGAAATACGTTCCTGGTATGATTAATCCTTACGATTCTAAATCAATGATGGCGGCATCAGGTGATGATAAGTTTGAAGTTCACTGGTTGACTCAATCTGGTATCATCGTTCGTAACCCACTATCTTGTGGTATCCTTAAGCCAACTGGTTTAACGGTATAACGATTATAATTAAATAGCGCATCCCTTCGGGGGTGTGCTTTTTTACTAACAAAGCAAGCAAAGCAAATTATGGAAGCAAATGCATTTGTGAAATATGAATTTCACTCACCAAAAAGATTAGGGTTTTATACATTCTCTAACTACAAAGATAAAACTGGTAAAAACCAGATTTACAAAGACATTAATGGAACTAATGCTCAATTAAAATGGACTAGTCCTGTTGTTCTTTTAGATATGAACAATGAGGGTCACGTCATTATGGATGAGTTCCTAAGAAACAATCCATCTGTCTTAACAGGCGAATGGAAGAGAACAGATTTAGCTGCTCAAGAACAGAAGCATACTAAAGATACTTTAGAATCAGCAAGGGCTATTATTGAAGCCGCTAAGATGACTGATAAAGATGTATTAGATTTCGCTAGATTAAAAGGGTACAACCTTAATGCGGAGACTGACGTGTTAAGAGCTAAGATTATTGGCGTTGCTCAGAGGAATCCAGAATCATTTATGAGTGCTCAGTTTGACCCTGAAAAGGATTTACGTGTATTTATACTTGAAGCATTGAAAGGCGGTCAGATTGGATTTAAGAACAATACATTCTACTACGGTAGAGAGGCTATTGGTACTAACGAAGAACAGGTATTAGTTTGGTTGAAGGCTAACAAAGATATTCACGCTATATTGAAGCATGAAATCAGAGGTGAAGTTAAACCAACCAAGTCTAAAGGTGCTGCTAAAAAATAACAACAATGACTATAGAAGAGGCTAGAAATAGAGTAAGGTTAATTATAGACAGAGAGGATACTGCCTACTTATCAGATATTGATATAGATGGGTTTGTTGAAATGTCTGTTGATGAGTTTGCTCAACAATATTATCTATCATTTGAGACTAGTCAAGATTCTAGAGATAAACTACAGAAGCTTGTTAGGTCTGAATTGATTGCTGGTACTAAGAGTCCTCAGGTTGATATGGAGTCAGCTGGTAGTCTTGATTGGCAAACTCCTGACACTCAGTTTGACTACCCTTATTCTAAGTTGCTTGCTATTCATTACACTGAAGAACCTCATACTTCTGTTAAGATTATTCAGTTGTCAGATTTAGGAGCTTATAGTAACGACCCGTTCAACCTAGTCAATGAAGAATACCCTATAGCTTACGAGCAGATGGGTTATTTATTCTTTAGAGGATGGGAAGGAACTAAGAATTTGATTGTTAAGTATTTAAAGTACACAACGAATATAGAAGATTTAAGCCTTCATACACACGAAGAAGTGTGTCAGATTGCTGCTCGTAAAGTCTTGGCTACATTGGGAGACCCAAGATTCCAAATCCTCCAAGCGGAGATAACGGATAGACGAGGTTAAAGATGCTTTTTGCTCCCTGCTTTCTCAACTGAGGGGTGACGTAGGTTCTGCCTGCCTCGCCCCTCTTTCATTAAAAGACTATGACTCTAAACGAAATAGCTTACAACATACGTAACGTCGCTTCTGGCGGTATAGGTTCTGACGATACAGATTTATCGCTCAGACAGATTAAGTTTATGATTCATTACCACAGAGCTAACTTACTTATAAGTTACACTGATGCTGGTAGGAAATCATCTAACGCTAGCTTTCAAGTGGATAAAATAATATCTAAGGCTAATGGGGTTGATTTAAAGCCGTTTGTGGGCTTTAATAACGATAGGGCTATACGAAGTATCTCTTTACAAGAAGACTCCAGTACGGACTCTGAATTCGTTATATTACCAATCGTAAACCATCACGACAGAGCATTCGTTAATGAATCTAGGTTTATTAAGAAGTCCAGCTCTAAAATAGCTACCATCTCTGATAGGAAGTTATACGTGTGGGAAGGTGAGTCCATTTATTCTGGAGGTCTTTTAGAGGTTAATGCTATATTTTCAAACCCAACA